GTGGGAGGGGAGCTCAAGGAAGCCAATTTAGAGGTGGTAAAGCAGCAGCAATGTCAATTGCACTTTGCTCTAGTGGATTAAAAGGTGCTATTTGACTTACAATAGCTTCTATAGGAAGCGGTTGTCCTGCAAAACCCATAGCAGTGTTAAAAATGTATTCTCTTAAAGCTTTAAGATATGGGTCGTCTAAAGTTTGAACAACTTGACCTGCTGTTTGTCCTGTAGTAGCGGATGGAGGTGTAGACATTAACCTTCTCCTTGTAGTTCGTTCATTAATGCGTACATTTTTCTTACGCCCTCAGCTCTATCTCCGTCGCCCATACCTCTTACAGCTTTAGCTGTCATTACAAATTCACCATCTGAAAGTCTTGCTGGTATAGAGTCACTTGTTCCTGTTCCTGGTCCACTAGCTTCTCCGCCGTTTCTTAAATCAACACCTCTACCTTTTAAAATATCTGCATATGTTAACTCGCCATCGTTATTTAAATCTGGAAAACTTTCGCCACCTTTAGCAAAGCCAGCTATACCTCCTTTAGCATAACCTTTTCTTGGAGCATATTGCGGATATATAGAACCTGTATCATATGTTTGAAAACGACCACCAAACTGTTTTTGAACATCTGCTCTTGCTTGGTCTTCTCTTCTTTGATAATCACTTTTACCTTCTCTTATAATATCTTTAGGCATTGCTAGTGCTTCAATGAGCATCATAAGATTTATATCTTCTGGTTTTAACTTCTTTTTTCTACCAAAAAGACCTTGAGTTGTTTTTAAAGTTCCATCGTCATTATAAAGTGCTTTATATTTTCTCATTAATTCAACATCATCAACACCACCAAAACCATAAGATTTTTTAATTGATTCTTTATTTGGGTTTGATGCTAATGCATCAAATGTTCTACCTGTTCTTTGATCTATTGGACTTGCTCCAGCTAAAGAACCAATACCTCCTCCTAAAAATTGATCAGATATGTAGTTTCTCATCATTCTATCTTGCATTGCAGCTTGTTGATCCATTCCTAAACCACCCATAATCTTGCTTTGGATATACATATTACCCAAATTTCCTAAATTAGATGGATTAGTTAAATTTTGAATACCTGATGTTACTGGACTTAGAGCTGAGCCAATCACTTGTTCAAAAAAATTCATTACGATGTCACCACTGTTACTGTTCCTACGGAACTTGTTAAACTCAAACCTGTTGGATAAACCACAGGTAAATATAAATTTCTCCAAGCATTGCCGTCGTACGCTTGGTGTACTTCCATCGTTGTATTAAATATTAGCCCACCTGGACTAAATTTTCTACCATTTCTTTCGGTAGTTGTGTAAGAAGGTACCACATTTAAATCCAATTGAAAAAGGTTTTGTTCTAATGTACGCACCATTCTGTTTAATTGTTCAGCATCTATGTTGCCTTGTGTAAAACGAGGCAATGATGAGAAGGCCTGTCTAATGTCATATCGTGGCATTATTGTCTCCCATCTGGCTTAACATCGAGTCGTGTAGAGCCCAATCTCCAACCAACTCCGAGACGATTAGCATTATTATTACTTCCGTCATTAAAACTAGAAACATTCAAAGAAAATTGTCTTCCTCTTCCTCTTATGTTTTTAACTTGTGTTTCTGCATCTACAGGAATAGTAGCATCAGCTACTAATGTTCCACCTGGTGCATCACGCATTTTTACAATTAAATCAACAGTTTGCGGACCAGCACCGTCTGTTCCTATAAACTTAAAGTCTGGTATAACTCGACTAACAAAAGCAAATTGTTCGCCGTCACCTATATCAATATCACCTGATTGTATAGATACATTATCCATAGGAGCTCCGTCGTCATCATAACCTACTTCGTGAGCATAAACATAGCCTGGTGAACTACCGCCAGCTGCTCTTGGTTTTTGATAAATGCCGTAGTCAATCCAAGCTGTTCTTTCCATTTTACCTATAGCCCATGTTCTTTGCACATAGTTGTATGTAACATATCTATCAATCTCGTTAGAACCAGCAGAAGGATAATACCATCCTACTTCGTCAAAAGTTTGATTAGAGAAACCAAAAATCTTATATCTTTCATCATAGTTAATATCATTAAAGACATATTCTTTTACAGTACAAGGTAATGCTTGAACAGAACCTGTATAAACATAGAAGTTAGATTTATCCATCCAAAATGTTGCATCGGCTCCATTGACCGCTGCATTTGGACCTAGTATCGAGGGACCCCTTGCGAGGAGAGAAGTGGTAAAGGGCAGGGGTCCCCCTACGAATCGCAATGAAAACAATGCGATATCGGTCCATACTAATATTTCCTGACGAGTCTGTAGCCCGCCAATAATCTCAGAACCTAGATTTAACTCAATCTGATCAGCTGTAGATGTTCCGTCTGTTCGTATTTGCCAATCAACTGCACTGTTTTGGTTAGAAATTGCTATTATCATTGGGTCTATTGTTCCTGTTCTAGAAGCACCAGAAATAGGATCAACACCTAATGCAATAACATGGCCGTCTCTTTCAGAGACAATAACTTGATTTGCTTTTGTTGGAGCTAAGATTGCTCCTGCATCAGCAGTAATATTTGTAGCACGAGTATTTGTGCCTGCACTCTCGTCCCACTTGTAAATACCACCGCCTCTATAATTCATAATAAGGTCTTCACCATAATTATCTTGATTCCATAATCTAAATGAGTCGCCTGTTGCACCAAAACCCCAAGAACCAGCATTCCAAGTACCAGAGCCCCATCCACCTAAAAGGTTTTGTAAATCTTCTCCAACAGGTATTTCAAAAGCAAATGTTAAATTACCGCCTGTATTAGAGGTAGAACCATTAGCTTGAGTAGTAACTGTTATATTAAAGTTATTAGCATCAACAACAGCTACAGCATGATTGGCATTAATTTCTGCTATTGGAATACCATTAATAGGAGCTGACAAACCAGAGATAGTTACAAAATCTCCTGTAGCACAACCATGACCTGTAACAGTAAATTTTACAGTAGTTGTTCCGTTTGTAGTCATAACGTCTGTAGCTGATACTGTGGATCGTAATGGTGTAATATCATAGAACACAGCTTGATTTAATACATAAAATTTACGATTAGTTCCTACACCTACATATTGATTGCCGTCAAAGTCAGACCATTCAAACAATGTACGACAACTACCTAGAAAAGAATTTTGCGAATACTTTTCCCATCCACCTATCTTTTGTGGAAGACCTGATTGAAAACGAACAAGGTTGCCGTCTGTCCAACCACCTTCGTCTGTATAATCTGTTGTTTCTTTATTTATTCCAGGTCTGAAATTAAATTTCGCTAACGGCATCTTGTAATTCTTCCACTTTCTCTTGCAAATCGTCTATTTTCCAAATTGCTTCTTTCAAAGCTTGAGTAAGTAAAGGAACCAGCTTAGATAAATCTAATTGCTGTAAGATTGGTGCGTCTGTTATTGGATCAACAGCGTCCTTGTCACCGGTAACTGCATTAGGTACTACAGCATCAACTTCGTGAGCTATAAAACCTTCGTGAACATCATCTTTACCTATAAAAGAATAAAGAAGCGGATCTAACTCTAAAACTCTTTCAACAGCATCTTCTATTGTACCAAGTTTATTTTTAACTCGATAATCAGAGGTTGTATTAAAAGAAGCGTTAGCTCCGTTGTTGCTAATAGAGCCTACAGTTGTAGCCCCATTTAAAAATGTAATATGTTGTATACCTGAACCTTGATAACTTTTTAAGGTAGTATTTGTATCTATGTAAGCAGTCGCATTATCAGTAGCATTTGTAGTTGTTCTAGCACCATAAAAAATATTACCAGAAGCATCTATCCTTATTCTTTCTGCACTACCTCCTGTTACAAAAGCTAGCTGATTATTAGTAGATTGAATATTGTTTCCATTAACATTAACGCTATCTACAGTTAAATTAAAAATAGGAGTATTGTTTCCTATATTTACTCCATCAATATTTCCTGCATTAATATCAACCTCATCTAAGTAAGCAACTCCATCAATATGTAAATCTCTAAATTTTTTAGAAGATGTTCCTAAATTAGCAGAATTTGTTGTTTCAGGTATAAGACCCTCTACTAACAAAGTTCCAAGACCGTTTTTAATAGCACCATTTGTAGATCCTTGGCCATCAGCATAAATCATAGCTGTTGCACCGTTTGGAACTGTTACAGTGCTTCCTCCTGAACCTTGTTTAAAAGTAAGAGTGTGACCTCCTGAAGTAGCGTTTTTTACATACCAAGTTTTTTCTAAATCAGAAGGAGAAAAGGTAATAGTCCTTCCAGAAGTTAAGGTTCCTGTAAAATTAATAAATTTATTTCTAGCGTCAGAAGAGCTTCCGTCAGATATACTAAAAGTAAAATCTGCATCAGACATTGCATGGCTGACATAACCTGCAATTGCTTGGTCTATAAGATCAAAATTAGTATTAGTTGTTGTACCCCATGTACCAGATTCCTCACCTGTTTGAATTAATTTTATTCCTAAATTACTATATGTAGCCATTATGCAGCAATCCTTGTCCAATTAGGTGTTTGGCTTGTATCTACTTCTTGCCATAACACCAACTCGCCAACTTCACCAGTGGCAGTAACGCTTGTTGGGAAAACAGTAGAGCCCTCTCTGACCAACACAGTTCCAATTTGACCTAGTGTTGAAACGCCAGTAGGAAACGCTGTTGCTCCCATGGATAAACTAACATCTCCTTCACTCAATGTCATTAAAAGATTTACATTAACGCCAACAGTAACAGCAAAACCCATTCCACTGTGAATATTACATTTTACATATAAAGTGCTAGGTGCATTATCAGCTACAACAATCTGTGTATAAGCTCCTGACTGACCTGGTGTTCCTACTACTGTAACTCCATCAGTATAGTTTGAACCATCTTGTGTAGTGCTAAATCTTAATGGATGACCTCCATTACTTGAATCAGACTGATCGAACTTATAAGTAAATCCTTTATGCAACGCAGTAGGCATTTGTTGTTGAGCACCATTAACAAAATATTTATTACCACTACCAGTGCTTTTTACTGTTATTACAAAATCTTCATTTTGACGAGGTTTAGCAACAACATTAGCAATAGTTGTTACATTTCCTAATTCTCCTGTACTAGAAACACCTGTTGGGAAACAAGTTACACCAAAATTAACAGTTTCATTACCTACAGACATAGTGGCTGTAATAGGTGTTTCTATAACTATACTTACATTGCCTTGAGTAGCAATAGAGTACGGCCCTAAAGAAACATTTGCTGAAACACCGCTTATGTCTTCCGTTCGAGCTGCTGAAGGAATAACATTTCCAATACCTGTGTTTGCAGAAACTCCTGTTGGGTTAACAGTTACAAACTCTCCAGCAGCAGCTTGCCCTACTTGAGCAGTGCCTGTTACAGATGTAACGGTAACAACAATAGAAATACTTGTATCGCCTGATGACGAAAAGGTATCTTGTGCAAAAGTAGTAAAACCAAACATTTTTTTATATTATCCTATTCTTTAAGAAAATACGAGTATTTGGTTTTACTCCTATTCTTCTGGTTTATATACAGGGGTTGGTTCTGTAGGTAAGTTAGCATGAACATCATAATCTTCATCCCAAATTTCATCATTAGCATCTACAGGATTATTAGCTCCATCTAACAAATCTTTACTTAATTCTTTTAAAGCTTTTCTATAAGCAGCAAATTCTGCAACAGATTCATCTGTTAAATTACTATCTAATAATTGTGTCCAATCAGTTTCAGGAAGTATAGCGTTTCCTATAGATTGAATATAATTAGTTCTGTTAATAAAATAATTTTGTAACCAATTATCGTAATCAGCTTGTCTTTGAGCTAATTCTTCATCTGTTTCAGGTCTATTTTCTCTTAATCCTGTTTCATGATTTCTATCGTTAATAACACCTTTTGTTAATGTTTCTGCCTGTGGTATAGCCATTATCCTCTCCTATGTTGTGACTAATGTTGTCGGTTTAATATATGCATAAGCTGTTGCTATAAAATAATTTAGTGCTGGTGCTGTTGAAGTGCTGCTACCACTAAAGAAACAACCTCCTGGTGTTGTCCAAGGAGAGCCGTAACCCCAATTACTACTAGTTCCTGAACCTTGAGTTCTTGTACTATTAGTATATCCTCCTGTTGTACCACAAGTAAATTTACTTTCAGAAATAGGATACATATCACCACTTGAACGATTGTATTTCCATGATGTAGAATGAGACATTATTTGATAGCTATTGTTTACCCCACAATTAATAAGGATTTTTCCAAATTTACCAGTTCCTCCATTATTTCCTGACTGAGTGCGATCTTGTCCTAAATCATTATTAGCACCACCGGGCTGAACATAACTTGTACTTCCACCTTGATAGCGACTACCACCTGAGTCTTGATTTTCGTAAGTTTGACCATAAGAACCTGAACTACTTTGGCTACTTTGGTTATATTGCCATAATCTTTTTCCTGTTGTGTCTAAAGGAGTATAATACATATAACTATCTATGCCACCATAAGTTGTTCCATTTACATAAAAACAAAAATCTATTTCTATATTTCTTATGTTTCCGTCAAATAAATAATTTGTTTTTATATCTTCAGAAGCATTATGAACACCAACAGCAATACCATAAAAAGGTGCAGAACTTCCATTAACTTTATCATAAGTCTGTGCTGATGATGTTCCTGTTGAACAAACTTGATCAAAAAGAACTTTACCTACTTTTCCATCATCAGTTGTAACAAAAGTTGAAACATTACTAACTGATGATGAACCAAAACTTAGATTACCATTTTCATCAATAAAAGCTGTAGATGTAGCACTAGGTCTTTTTGTTGGTAAGGATAAGTCGGCTGTGCCAGCTAATGTTCCTAATTTATTTGTTGCTAATGTTGACATATTTTTATTCCTT